AGGAGAACAAAATGAAAGATACAGTAAAAACTTTAATGATAGTTGCAGGTGTCGGCTTTACACTTATCGCTATCACTTGGATAGGTATGATAGCCACGTTGCTTATTGCATGGATTGGAGGTAACATCTAATGAATTTTAAAGAAAATAAGCACTATGCTAATAAATACGGTGTAGAACTTAACGAATACTTGAAACATAATTTTAACTACGAAGAGCTTGTAGGGTGGTATACAATGCAGGTATTGAAGTATCTAGTGAGAGCTGGCAAGAAAGATGGTGAAAGCTACGACAAAGACTATAAAAAAGCCTTAGACTATGCCAAAGAGCTAGCTAACTTAAGTAACGAGAATGAGCTTACAGAGTACACTACTGACGATATTATGGGCTTTATACAAGAACTAGCTGATGATTTTAAACAATGGAAAGGCGAAGAAGATGAGTTATTTTATATCTGTATTCCAGAGCCTGATGACATTAATGGTTGGCTAGCTAAAGGTGGAGGACTTGGTTTTTTCTCCGATTTTCCTAAGGGCAAACGTTATAAATGGACACAAGAAGAAATTGATAAACATGAAGTAGCTAAACATCTGGAATACTTTAAAAAGAAAGTAGAAAAATAAAAGTTAGAAATAATAGTTCATGCTTGACAGTGTGAGCTTTTTTTGATATCATAGTTTTATAGAAAAGGAGGTTAAATAACGGAAATGCAAAAAGCTATAAAGGTAGTAGCTTATAACCCTATGACGGAAGAAGAAATACACTTCAGCTGTAAGGCTCAATGTGCTAAGTATTTCGGTCTTAAAGCTAATACAGTCATTAGGTGGCTTGATAATGGTATGCCTGTAATTGAACTGCTGACAGACCTAGATAGAAATCAAGTAGAAATTGGAAAACAAAGCAAACTAAATGGCTTTGAATTATTTACGATTAAGGAGTGGAGTGTTTTTGATAATTAATTACGAAGACACGAAAATAGAAAGTTTTGGTGAAAAAATAAATGAAATTATTTAACAGAAAACCTAAGAACAAAATTAAAGTAGCAACAGCCTTTACATTAAAAGGATTAACAAAACAAGTAATTCAATTAGAGCAAAAAGGGTTTATTAAACAAGGAGAAATCCAAAGTGCTATGTCTAAAGGAACGATTATAGCTTATAAGCAAGTAATGATTAAGAAAGCTAGTGAATAATATGTGTAAAAAACGCAAATACACAAAAATGGGCGCTTTATATTCAATAGTAAATGCCCAGCATAACAAAAAGAAAGCTGATAAGATACCAGTTAGAGCTTACTACTGCAAATGGTGTAACTTGTATCATTTATCAAGTCAGCAAAGACTAAATATAAAGACAGGAGTAATTGGATAGTGAAAGATGAATTCACATACTACACAGTATCTTGGATATTGGAAAAAGAAATTAAATCACGTAAGTTTTATGACAAAAAAGAGGCTTTAAAATGGAATGAATTGCTTCCAGAAGAACAAAGATATGAAGTTAAAAAGCATACAGAAATAATTGAGGTTATAGCATAATGACAAACGAAGAATTATATGAAAGAATCACTAGTGTTCTGAAAGAACAAGGTATAGGAATGGCACAGCTTGAGTTAAAAGTTAAAGCTGAAACAGGTAAATACCCTAACCTAAGAGTAACTAAATCACGCTTGAGCCTACCGAATACCGTAGCATTCCCTTATCTCACTATGTTTTTCAATGATGATGAAATGCACGAGCTTACACTTAAAAAAATTGACGATGTAGGTAATCACGGAGAAGCCTTTGACTTATTAGATGAGTTATTATATAGCTTGAATCCAAGCAAAGAATATCTATATAAGCAACGATTGAAGCGTAAAATGCAAAGGGAGGCAATGAGATAATATTACACGAATACACAAGTCAGATTAATAGGTCAAAATATCCACAGCAAACAGCTAGAAAGATTGCTAATGACTTGAACAAGAATGACCATTTTAATAATTATCTAGTGAGCCTTGAGCTTGGCTCTAAAAGGTATATTATTGAAAAAATTGAAATTAAAGGAATGAATAGATGAAGCGTTACTATATAGAAGAAGAAGACGGCAAAGAAATTAAGCGAAAACTCACAACTTTTGCTAATGATGATTTAACACAGCTTTCAGATGATGAACTGGAAACAATCTATTATGAATCATCAGCTCAATTTTTAGCTAAAGCAATGCACTTCATGAAGATTGAGAAAGAACTATTTTCAAGAAAGAATGTAACTGTAAGTGATGAAATTCTAATAAATGCTGGCAATAATATTATTGAAGCTATTAATCAAGTAAGCAATTAAGCAACAAAAAGGAGAAGAAATATATTTATTTTAACAGATGACACAACTAGAAGTATAGTATTAATACAACAAGCTCATAAAAAGGCTGACAAGGGCTTTAATGATATTGTGGCACAATTATATCAGCAAGAGTTTAAAATGCAAGAGAAAGCAAAATATGAGCATATGAGGCAAGCTAAGGAGAAAGCACTTGAAGAACAACGAGTTGAAGCTGACAGAATCGCAAGAGAACAACTTGAAGCCGAAAGGGAGCAGGAAGTTATGTCAAATACAGCAACTAATGGCAACATTGGAACGGATTGGTCTAACGTAAGTCCTGAACAGGCTAGTGAATACCTAGCAAGTAAGACAGGAGTAGGCGCTAGTAAATGGCTTGATGTTATTTACAAGGAATCTAGCGGTAACCCTTATGTTGAAAACCCTATTGGGTGCTGGGGACTATTACAGATTAATCAAAGCGTACATGGGCAAGTATCTAATTTAAGTCCACAGGCTTATCTAGATAAAGCTGTAAGTATATATCAAGGTTCAGGTGGTTCAGCTTGGGCGACTTGGTAAAATAGTAAATTAAAAAATAGAAAGTAGGATATCTTCAATTACAAAAGAAAAACAGCTATAAAGCTGTCTTTTTTTATTAGTCTACTTTTCCATACTCTGCTTCAAATTCGTCTTGATACATAATGGTTTCTGGTAACTTGATTACTCCAAATTTACCTTGGAAACCTCCAAGCATACGAGTTGTTTTAATATGTCGTGCTGAAACTCCGTTACATACATACCAATTTCCAGTGTCTTTACAATTAATTAGAAACATTTCAATTTCTCCGCTTTCTGTTGTGTTGTTGTTATTGCCTCCAGTTTGTCCTGTAAGGCGTTTGTTTAGTTCTGCGATAAAGTATGAGCGACAACTATCTACCGTGCCACCGTGAGCTTCTACGGAGCGTCTAGGGCAACTTGTGCTTGATAGTTCTTGATGTAACTTCACGGTATCATGATTAGGAGTTAGTCCCCATTGTTTCATGTACTTAGCAACGTCATCTA